GACAGAATAGTTTACAATAAAGTAAAAGCTGAATGTGATAAAATACTTGGTAGTATTGGAATGTCATGGGATTGTCTTCCAGATACTAATTCCATATGGGATTGGATAGATGGAGATATGACTGATGATACAATAAAGGATGTTGCTAAAGATTGCTGTTGGGATAGGTTATATGATGGCGGTATGGATAGAGATTTAGCAACAGAAACTATTTATGGAAAGGATGCTGTAGAATGAGCATAGAAATAGATGTAAAGGGATGGATGGAAACAGAAGGTCGTACAAGATGGTCTGGAAAAGGTGTTCTATCAGATGGTAGGAAATACAACTTCCATAGTTTTGGAAAAGATAAGCCAAAGGGTAGAACAAAAACAGTAAAAGAAATATATAAAGATGGTAAGTGGAGGGCAGTATAATGCCAAGTTCACCAATACGCAAGCAACTGACAAAAGATGAATTCCCAAAGGACTGGGAATCATTAAATAAAGTAATAATAAAAGATAATAATACCGCATCATACTTAGCTGTTGACTTTAACATAGACAATTTAACAGCAAGTTTAATGTATTGTTATATTGATGATGATCCTTCATTAATGGTCAATTGGGGACATGTAGAAGATCTGGAGAAAGAAAGTAGACCAATACTGAATACAATACAAGACGTTACTGGAGTATCATTCCATGATAGTATATGGGTTCAAATGACAGCAACCGAAACAGTAAGAGAACATGTAGATGAAGTTCTCCCATCTACTTAACATTCCATCTGAGTGATGGAGGTCGCACAT